GATCTGACCTTAAAGCACCTAGCAAGAAAGTTGGAAACCCCCGCAGGGCATCATTCTGCGCTAGAATGAAAGGAATGAGAAAGAGACAGAAACCATCTAACAATACAGGTGATGATAGATTATCTAAGTCACTAAGAGCATGGAACTGTTAAAATGAAAAGTTTTAAAGAGTTTATGGCAGAGGGTAACCCTACTACCCGTATGATGCAAAAATCTAGAACACAGCAGACTGGTAACATTAGTGCCGATCGTGGAACAGATGAAAAAGCAAATAGAGCGAAACGTAGATCTCTTGAAACAGATTTAAAGAAGAAAGGAATTGGATATAAAAAGGGAGTTGGTGAATATAAATATTCATCAGGAGAAGGTACAGGACGTGAGGTTTCATACCAAACAAGTCCTAAACCAGGAATGTCCAAACGTCGTTTCGGTAAGGTCATGCGTCGTCTCGGTAGAAAGCATGGTCAAGAGTCTGTAATTACAAAGGATAAAAACAAACCTGCAAGATTACATGATACTGAATCTAAAAAACCTAGTCCCTCCTTTAGTTTAGGTAAAACAAAACCAGGTAAGAATCCTTCTGGTATGGGTCAAACTTCTGGTACAAAAGTTAGAAGTGGAAAACTAGGTAAAACTAATAAACCTGCATTTCATTATAATTAAAATGAATATTATTATTATTGCTGTCGTAGTGCTCATTGTTTCAACAGGAGCACTTCTAAGATATTATGATCCACATTAAACTATGAGTGAGAACGTATATCTTGGTAATCCGAATCTAAAAAGAGCGAATACTCAAATTCAATTTACTGAGAAACAAATTGTTGAGTTTCTCAAATGTAAAGATGATCCTGTATATTTTGCCTTAAATTATATAAAGATTGTTTCTCTTGATGAGGGAGAAGTTCCCTTTAAGATGTATCCTTTCCAAGAAAAGTTGGTAAGGAGATTTCATGAGAATAGATTTAACATCTGTAAGATGCCACGACAGACAGGTAAGTCTACAACTTGCGTGTCGTATCTCTTACACTATGCTCTTTTTAATGCTAATGTTAATATTGCTATTCTAGCAAACAAAGCATCGACTGCTAGAGATCTACTAAACAGATTACAATTTGCATACGAGAAACTGCCCAAATGGATGCAGCAAGGAATCCTTGTGTATAATAAAGGTTCCATGGAATTAGAGAATGGATCTAAGATTATCGCAGCATCTACGTCTGCATCTGCTGTTCGTGGTGGATCTTATAACATCATATTCTTAGACGAATTTGCTTTCATACCGAATCATATTGCTGAACAATTCTTTGCATCTGTTTATCCTACTATTTCTTCTGGTAAGAATACCAAAGTAATTATGGTATCTACCCCTCACGGGATGAATCATTTTTACAGATATTGGCATGATGCTGAAAGAGGAGAAAATGAATATGTACCTACTGAAGTTCACTGGTCAGAAGTACCAGGCAGAGATGCTGTATGGAAAGAACAGACAATCAAGAACACTTCTGAATCACAGTTTAGAGTTGAGTTTGAATGTGAGTTCTTAGGATCTGTTGATACCTTAATTGCACCATCAAAACTCAAAGCGATGGTTTATGAAAATCCAACCACACAAAATGCTGGTTTGGATGTATACGAACAACCTAAAGAAAAACATGATTACATGATTACGGTTGACGTTGCAAGAGGGGTTGGTTTTGACTACTCTGCATTTATTGTAGTTGATATCACCGAGTTTCCACATCGTCTTGTGGCAAAGTATAGAAATAATGAAATCAAACCTATGTTGTTCCCGAATATTATTTGGGAAGTAGCAAGAAATTATAATAATGCATTTATATTATGTGAGGTAAATGATATTGGAGATCAAGTTGCATCTATTCTAAACTATGATCTTGAATACTCTAACCTTCTTATGTGTTCTATGAGAGGACGTGCAGGTCAAATAGTTGGTCAAGGATTTTCTGGTAAGAAGTCACAATTAGGTGTCAAGATGTCCAAGACAGTAAAGAAGGTTGGATCATTGAACCTTAAGACAATGATTGAGGGTGATAAAGTTATCATTAATGATTATGATATTATTTCAGAACTTACTACATTCATATCTAAAAGTAATTCATTTGAGGCAGAAGAAGGATGTAATGATGACCTTGCCATGTGTCTTGTAATATATGCATGGTTAGTTGCTCAAGATTATTTTAAAGAACTTACTGATCAAGATGTTCGTAAAAGATTATATGAAGAACAGAAAAATCAAATTGAACAGGATATGGCACCATTTGGTTTTATAGATGATGGTTTAGATAGTGATACATTTGTGGATGCAGAAGGAGACAGATGGAATAAAGCATCGGATGAATATGGTGAAAGATCATATATGTGGGATTATCTTTCTTAATGGAATTTGATTTAGATGAGAACCTGTCATTGGGTCATTTGTTACTTTCTGATAGAGAGTGTAGGACTTGTAGAGAGACTAAGAATTTAGTTGATGGGTTTTATCGTACTAGAAAAGATAGAGGACCAGTAGCATCATCATACTCATATGAGTGTAAAAAGTGCACTATTAAAAGGGTGAAAAGTAAAAAATTTGAAAGTATTGAAAGGTGGCAATATCCTGACTGGTAGTAAGTTCACGCTAAGTTTCCCCTGTGTAAAGGTTCAAAACAATAAATATTTTTAGACTATTTCTGAGTACGCCAAGGAGTAACAAATGGGCTATTTAAACTTAGCATCTCCAGGTATTCTGGTTAGAGAAGTTGATTTGACCACTGGTAGAGTGGATGCAACTTCTGATAGTATCGGAGCGCTATGTTCGCCATTTGCAAAGGGTCCTGTAGGTCAACCAACATTGATCGAAAGTGAGCAAGATTTGCTCAACATTTTCGGTTCTGCATACAGTGCAGATAGACATTATGAACATTGGATTTCGGCTTCTTCATACCTTGCATATGGAGGTGCATTACGTGTTGTCAGAGCTGACGGCACTGCACTGAGGAATGCATGTGCTGACGATACACCAGGTATTGCCTTCACGGGGACTGCTATTAAAATCAAAAACGATCTGGATTTTGAATCGACTGGATATCTAGAGAACGGTATTAGTGGTGTTTCTTTCGTTGCACAAACACCAGGTACATGGGCAAATAACGTAACTATCTGCGTTGTTGACGGTCAAGCCGATCAACAAATGACTGGTATTAATACAACACAGTTTGCATCTGTTGTTGGTGTTGGTACTACACAAAGTGTAAGAGTGACACACTCTCTACAAGTTGGTTATGGTGTAACACAAGCAGTTCCTGCTAACACAGTTCTTGCTGGTGCTGGTGCTACAACACTATTAGATGGATACTTTAAAGGTATTATTACTGGTATCAGTAGTGCTAAAAACGGTACTATCGATGTTAAGTTCCATTCTCATGTTTCTACAGCAGGTACTGAAACCGAAGTAGATTACACACCAACTGGTATCTACAGATTTGCAGATTCTGGTACACTTGCTTTCCATACTGTTGACAATGTAACAATCGGTGTTACTACGTTAACTAATTCGGATGTTGCTTATGGTACTACTTCTTACTCAGGAGAAAACGATTGGTTTGATAACCAATACGTAGGTATTGATAATAATAACTTTAAGTGGAACGCTGTAGCAGATCGTCCTGGTACTTCTCAGTATGCATCTGAGAGAAACTCCAGACATGACGAAATGCACATCCTTGTCATTGATGACAAAGGTTTAATTACAGGTGTTCCTGGTCAAATTTTAGAGAAGCACTTTAATCTTTCTAAAGCAAAGGATGCAACTTCTTCTGTTGCAACACCTTCATGGTATAGAAAGTATCTTGTCGAAGATTCAGATTACATCTTCGGTGGTAACCAACCTACTGGTGTTACTACTTCTAGTTTCCAGAAAGATAAGTTTGAACAAGACAGTGACGTTAACTGGAACCAAGATGCACAAGACATCAGCTTTGCAGGTAGAGGTGCTTGGAAGGTTGTAATGTCTAAGGGCGTTAACTACGCTGCTGCTGGTTTAACTGGTGAATATGCTGCTTCAGTTGGCAACATATATGCTGGTTACGAATTGTTTGAGAATCCTGAGGAGATTGAAATTAACTTCCTCATCATGGGTTCTGCAAACTACAGCAAAGAGGGTGCTGCTGCAATTGCAAACAAACTAATTGAAGTTGCAGAATTGAGAAAAGATGCTGTTGCATTCATTTCTCCTTATAGAGGTGCATTCTTAACAGACGATGCCCTCAACCCAACATCCGAGATCTTAGATAAGATCACAGGATACTTTGCTCCTGTTACATCCTCATCATTCGCTGTGTTTGATTCTGGTTACAAGTACACCTTTGACCGTTTCAACAAAGAGTTTAGATGGGTTCCAATGAACGCTGATATCGCTGGTCTTTGTGCTAGAACTGATATCAATAACTTCCCATGGTACTCACCTGCTGGTACTTCCAGAGGTGCTATCCTGAATGCTGTTAAACTTGCGTTCAATCCTGGTAAGAGAGCAAGAGACGAACTCTATTCCAATAGAATTAACCCAATCACCTTTAATCCAGGTGGCGGTATCATTCTATTTGGTGATAAGACTGGTCTTGCAAAAGCATCTGCATTCGACAGAATCAACGTCCGTCGTTTGTTCATCTTCCTAGAGAAGGCGATATCTGCTGCAGCAAGAGATCAGTTATTCGAGTTCAACGATGATATTACAAGAACAAACTTTGTAAATATCATTGAACCATTCTTACGTGATGTTCAGGCAAAGAGAGGTATTAGTGACTTCTTAGTTGTCTGCGACGAAACCAATAACACTCCTGACGTTATTGATCGTAACGAATTTATCGCAGACATATTCATTAAGCCTGCACGTTCCATCAACTTCATCGGTCTTACATTCGTTGCTACTAGAACTGGCATCTCGTTTGAAGAAGTCGTTGGTAGAGTTTAATTTTAATCCTAGGTAAACAACAATGGCACACAGAGGGCAACAAAATTCGATTGCTACCAAAACTAGGACAATCGATGATTTCAAACAAAGACTAATTGGGGGTGGTTCAAGAAGCAACCTATTCGAGGTTGTTATGAACTTCCCTGAAGGAGTTGTAGGAGCTGATGTTACGGATATCGAACTTAAGTCTCGTTTCCTTATCAAAGCAGCACAACTTCCTGCATCTAATATTACACCAATCGAAGTACCTTTCAGAGGAAGAACTCTGAAAGTTGCTGGTGACAGAACATTTGATGCATGGACAGTCACAGTTATTAACGATACTGATTTCGCACTTCGTTCTTCTTTTGAAAGATGGATGAACTTTATTAATAAGGTATCAGATGCTTCAGGTAGAACAAGTCCTGAAGATTACCAAGTAGATGCTTGGATTCATCAACTTGGCAGAGCAGATGTTTCACCTAATGGTGAGCAACCAAGTGGTGATTCACTACCTATTCTGAGAACGTATCACTTCTATAATATCTTCCCAACTCAGGTCGCACCGATCGAAGTTTCTTATGAAACAACCGACACTATCGAAGAGTTTACTGTTGAACTACAAGTTCAGTGGTGGGAAGCAGGTGGAAATGGCGGATCTGTAGAGTGATAAATAGTTAAACAGTAAAAAAGTTTAACTATACAATGGCGAAACTGTTTGGAT